CAGACCCCGGGCTGCCCGGCGCGGGCTCCAGGTAGAGACGAACTCCACGCACAGCACCAGGACCAGAGCCAACAATGAGAAGTTGAAAAGATTCATCCAGGAAGTCCAGCTTAATGCTTTCAACGTCGCATGAGGATAAATCCTCGTCCGACGCGAGCAGCCGTCCGTCCTGGGTCCGCAGCGCCCGCACCTGCTTTTTGAAAGCAAAGATTTTCTGGTCACTCGATACGTTGTGACCGACGCGAAACGAACCGCGGGGCGATTCAATCCGTTTCGTGAGGATACGTTTATACCGGCCCCGATGCGGTCCAGCCCAGAAGACCCCGAGGTCAACTGTTCCCGCCAACTCTGACAGGAAGATGTCCGCATAAAGCATTTTTTTATCCTTGAGCGGGACGTCCGCGCCGTAGGAGCGCGTCTCGACATACCAAGTAATCGGGCAACCGTCGTCCAGCCGGTCCGGGGAAAATGCTTCCCACAACCGGTTCTGCCCATCAAAGTCTACACTTGCATAAAAGATTCGGTTCGCGCCCGCGAACAGCCCGTAAAACCATTCCACCGGCCGGGTGCCAGTCCAGAAAGAGTTCCAAGCGAAGGGCGACTGCTGGTCTTTCCGTTGCAGAGTCGCGCCGTCCAGGCACCACGTGTGGGTGTTGTATTTGTCGCAGTGAGGGACCGACACCAAAAGGTAGTTCTCGAAAAAGCCGCAAGCAATCCCGTTCAGGTCATCCCCGAGCCGGGATTTGCTGTCCGCCATTTCGTTGTCCTCGTAGGGCGTGATGGACGTCTGGCGCGTGAGCATCGCAGCGTTGACGTTGGTCAGGCCTTGCGCGGAATACCACCACAGGAGCCCGTGCAGGAGTGCCACAGACCGGTGAGAAACGCATCCCACTTCGGGGAACTGGAGAAATTGAAAATTAGTCGTGGTCGCCCAGAGCGTGCGGTCGCGGATTCCGGACTGGATTAGAGTCGTGGAATCTTGGGTGAAAACAAAGAGTGATGCCAGCTCCGCATTCGCCGTCGGTTCCGCCAGCGCCGTAATTTCTCCAGGAAGCGTGAAAGCTTCGAGGGTCGCGAAGTATTGGGGTTCGAGGAAGTGCCTTGGGTCATACAAGTCCGAAGCGAAAAGTTTTGCGCCCTGAGCCACCCACAGGCGGTCGCCGCTCCAAGCCATCGGCCCGCCGAGCTTGATATTCGCGTCGTGTTCGGCGTTGAACCCGTCGAACACGGCCGGCGCGGTGAGCCCGCCGTCCTGAATGATTACGAGGTTGACCGCCGGCACCAGCCGGAGGGACCCGTCATCGTTGCGGGTGACGGCCTGCTCGGCCTGGACGAAGAAAAGCTGACGCGCGGATGCCGAGAATTGAATCGAGAGCTGCCGAAATGTCCGGTAAGGGAACTCCGACAGATATACATTGCCATCCACGGCGAACAGGATGGATTCGATGCCCAGCTTCGGCCGGAAAACGAATCCGCCCTGCAGGTTGCCCGGCGGCATCACGAACTTGCACCGGTAGCCGGGACGACACTGCACGATTCCACCGCGATTCACGGTGTTCATGCTGCGGGCATAATAGCCCGGGGCCAGCTGGTTCGAGTCGGACATGGAATCCATGCCGCCTAGAAACGTCAGCTCCCCATCCTCGACTCGTGGCGTCACTGATTACAAACTCCCGACGTATTCGCTGTAGTTGCCCTTGTCATGGCCGTTTTTCAGGCGGTCAATCAGGTCGCGTTCCTCGCACTTGCCGTCGGAGTATTGGAATACTTCCTGGGGCGCGGGGACGTTCGCGTTTGTCTTCGCGTTTTCTTCAGCTCCCGAAGAGGGAGGCATGCCTTTGTCTTGCTTCATAAATTAGTCAACTTGCCAGTCATCTTTCTGAGCGATGCTGTTTTTGTCTTCGACTTGCATCGGGAGCGCGTTCGGACCAACCAACACGCTCTCTTGTTCGGTCAGGATTCGCGTGGCGTGCGCTTCGAACTGCATGCCGTTGGCGACGTCTGAGTCGATATAAAACTTCACGGCCTTCATCGCGAGAACTAGCGCGAGCCGGCTGTGCAAAAGGATTCGCGTGTTCGGGCTCGTAATCGTGAACGACTTCTTGCGATACAAAACGCGAACCCACGGGCAGCCACGGGAGATTTTGATGCGCCGATAGCGCGGGACAGTTTCTTCCGGGTCGTAGATTCCAATCAGCGTGCCGCTGCTGGATGAATTATCAAAAGTCGAAAGTCTGATAATTCCGTCGGAGCGTTCCTTGACGACCTGCGTGATGCGGCCAACTTCGGGGTCCGTTGACGCGGGCACCGCGTAGCCGAAAAGCGTTGGGACCAAAAGTCCGTCGGTCCACACGCCGTTCTCCAGGGTTTGGAGCGGCTTGTTCTGCTTGTCGAATCCGAACACGCGAAGCTCGCGGCCGGAGTCGGAGGGCTTGTCCACGAAAGCCACCAGCCGGCCGGGGCAAACCAAATCCTTGTAGGTCACCGCGGGCAGCTCGTCGAACCAGGAATAATCGCAGCGGGTCTTGCGGTCACCCGGCCCGTTCAGGTGCCAGGAGAAAAGTTCATTGTGCCCGAGCGCGGGGCGCCCCGCGAGGTTTACCGCGAGAACGGTCTCGATTTCGTTCGGGAGCGTGACGCACTTGTTCTGCACGCAGATGTCCAGCGCGCCCATAAGGGGGTCCACTTCGCCTTTGTTTGCGAGCAAACGAATCGAATCGGTGACATATCGGAAAAGCTTCTCTTCTTTGCAGATTCCGAAAATGTCCCGCGCGTCGTCAAGAACATCTTGAGCCTGGAACATTAGTCCTTGCCCTCGGCTTCTTTTGCGTAGCGGTCCAGTGCTTCGGCGCCGGATTCCTCTTCCGCGGTCTCGTCGTGCGGCTCGGTCTCGCCTTCCTCGACGTCGTTAATGGACTGGATTTCCAGGTCCACTGTGTAACGAGTCTTGCCGTTCCGGTCCTTGGTCTTGTTCTCGCCGGTCTTTCGGAAAGTCACAGTCAGCTCGCCGGATTCCGGGAGGTCATAATCGCTGGGCCATTCGAGGTGCAGGCTGGGATACATTTTGTCGGGCATGACATCGGAAGGCCCCATCGGCCCCTTCATGCTGTAACCCAAATCCATCGGTAGCTTCATACGTAAGAAGTGTTGATTTTCAGCCGTTTGTCAATAGAGTTTGAGGACGGCTATACCAGCCACCTCTATTGGAGTGGTGGCGTGTTGCCACCAAATGTTGATGCTGTCCAGGGCGCCGTTGGTCTCGCTGTGCGCAATGGTGTTCGTGGCCGCGTTACCGTCCCAAAACCAGTTCAGGGGCAGCGTGGCATTGTCCGGAATAGCGACCGCCTGGAGAAGTGCACCCCAGTCCAGACCCTTTTCAGGGCCGTCTGCGCCGGTGCCAGAGCCGGATGGTCCCAGCCCGAACAACACATAGTTGTTGCTCGTGGTCCCCCAGCGAACGCGCCGGATGTCGCAGATATTCACAACCAACCCCGCGGACCCCGCAGCGGTGTAACCCTTCATGGACGTAAATCCGCCCCCGTCTCCCCAGGTCGTGTTGTGTTTGGTAGACGCGCTGGCAAAAGTCGCCGCGAACGTCGCCATGTCGCTGCCGGTCGAATAGGTGTAGTTGTTGGTGTTTGTCGGCCGTGAGCCCACACCGATAAAGTTCGCGCAGCCCGTGCTGCCGGCCCCGTCCGTAATGCCCGAGCAGACACCAAAAACAAAGTCGCCGGTGATAGTGGCCGCGCCGCTAATTCGCAGAAGAACACCGATACGGAGTCGCTTCCACTTTTCTCCCCACGCCATTTTGCGCTTGAACTCCCCGGGTCCAACGAGCGAGAGCCGCTTGTCGGTGCCGGCAAAACCAGTGACGGCCACGATGGTCGCCCCGGACGCCGAGCCAGAGCCGCTCCACCCGGAGCCGCTTGTGAAGTTGGAGATTGCGCCCGTCGCGTAGTCCTCGAAATTGTCGAGCGCAAAAGAATCGCTCGTGTAAGATGCGCCGGCCGCGCCGCCTGACCCACTCGCGCCCGTCGGTCCGGTTGGCCCTGTCGGACCGGTGGGTCCAGTTGGCCCAGTAACGCTCGCCCCCGTGGGTCCTGTCGGCCCGGTTGGACCCGTCGGACCTGTTGGCCCAGTCACGCTCGCACCGTTTGCACCCGTCGGCCCCGTTGGTCCTGTCGGACCGGTAGGCCCAGTAGCCCCGCTTGCGCCGCTTGCGCCAGTAGGTCCGGTTGGCCCAGTAGGTCCAGTAGGCCCATTGCTTCCAGTTGGCCCAACCGCGCCAGTCGGCCCGGTGGGTCCGGTAGGTCCGGTAGGCCCAGTTGCGCCGTTTATCCCGTTCGTTCCATTGGTTCCGGGTGGACCCGTCGGACCAGTCGGACCCGTTGGCCCGGTGATTCGGTTCAGGTCGTTGACATGAAGCCGGAAAAGTTGAATCACGCCGCCCGCGTTGAGCTTCCCAATTAGGATATGCCCGTCATCCGCCGTGGTGAGCGGAGCTGTCTCGTAAAATTCTTCGAGCGCGTAGTTCATTTAGTAGATTTTATGGACCGCCATCCCGCAGATTTCCAGCGGGTGCGTGCCGTCCCAGCGGATGTTCAGCGTGTCAAAGGCCCCCGTGCTCTCGTCGTCGTTGAAGCTGGCCGCGACCGTAGTGGACCCCGAGCCGGTCACCGTGACGACCGTGTCGTCCTGCGCCAAGCCGCTGTTGTTCGCACTATCGAGCGCGACGTCGAACAATGAACGCTTACTCAATGAGAACTCCGCGTTAGTCGCGTTGGTCGAGCGCATGCCCCACGAATATGCCACGGAGGTAGCCGAGGTGGCGAACACTGGCCGGGCAACCTCCAAAAAGAACAGCGTGCGCAATGCTTCCGTCGAAGCGAATCGGCGTCCATCAGACCCGGCGCCCACGCCGTGGTCAACTGGGGCACCGACCCCACGTTTTGATACGAACCGCGTGCTGACCGCCTGCGCGAAAAAGTCCTTCGTGACACCGTTCGTGAACACCCACGAGCCGACACTGACCGGGTCGAAGTAAGCCCCGATGGCGTTGTCCGTGTTCCCGCCGAAGGGGTTCGCTGTGCCGGAGCACAGGCCAATGAATCCGTTCGCGGTAAAAGTGGTCGCGCCGTTCACGCGCAGCAAAAGCGCGATGCGGAGCCGATGCCAATCACTGCCGATGTAAAGCTTTCGAACGAACTCGCCGCCGGACGCCAGACTCAGGCGCCGTTCCGTGCGACCGTTCGCGATGTTGCGTTGCACGATAGTCCCATTCGCTACCACGCCGGCCGTGTCCCAGCCGAACCCGCCGTTGGGCGCGACAATCGCGCCGGGGGCGTATTCCTCGAATAGGTCCACCGAGAGCCCGTCAGGATGCACCCACTCGTCCGAGCTATCCGCACCTTGCGGGCCAGTCACGCCGGGGGAGCCCGTGGGACCAACACCGCCAACTGGGCCGGTAGGGCCGGCCACGCCCGGCAGGCCTTGTGGACCCGCCGGACCAATGGCACCAAGTTTATCAGGCGCAATTTTCTTCGTGATGTAAGGCTTCTCCGCACCCGGCGGCTGCTTTTCCGCGATGAAAAGCCACCCTTCGGGATTCGCTTCGGCGCCGTTTACGTATTGGGAAACTTTCATTATCGCAAATCGTCGTGAATTGTCTCGCCGGTCACTTCATCCAAAATCGGAAAACCGTCCTCGTCCTGCAGCACGTCGTCAGTCAGGTTCACAATCACGCGCGGGGGCAACGTGCGCCCTGGCAAAATTTTCGTCGAGCCGCGTTTGGAGCACGGGAAAGACAAATCGTTTTCCGGGTCGCGATGAATTGGATGCGTGCAGTCGCTCATTGCAATCGGATGTATGCGATGTTCGAGCCGTCCTGGAAAATCGTTTGAGGCGCGTCTACACTCTCAGACTGAACGTGGACGTCGATGATTTGATTGTCCGCGGACGTGGTGACCAACGCCCAGATGTGCACATAGTTCGTGTGGTTCGAGCCGCCCGTGTTGAAAATAATCACGTCCGGATGCTCGCCTCCAGGAACCGGAGTCGCCGTGGTCTGGTTGTTCAGATAAAAATCCCAGCCCAGGTTGTTCCCGCTGCCGACGTCATTAAAGCATCGGAACCGCGCGATGACGAAGTATGTTCCAGCCACTGGGAGATTGACTTCGGGGTCGTCGGTCCCGAACGTAATTTTCTGGTCCGTGTTATCCACAGCAAAGTCCGTGGCGCCGGTGATGACGACCTGCCCGTTGGTGTTGGTCGTGACGGCGCCCGTCGGCCCCGAGGGACCGGTAGCGCCCGCCGGCCCCGTGGGACCTTGAATTCCTTGCGGACCAGTTGGACCCTGAATCCCTGGCGTTCCTGGCGGTCCGGTAATCGTGAGCCCCTGCGGACCCGTCGGGATGATAATCGTGCCGGGCACGGTCACCACGTTCGGGGAGGGGACGGCGGAAATTAGTTGCGCGAAGACCGAGTTCGACACTCGACTCGTCACGACGTAATAACCGGAGCCGGGGATGAAAACCGTCTGGCCGACGGTCACAGTGGGCGAAGCCACAATGTTGAAATTCACCGTGCCGCCAGAGGAAGGCTGCACGAACGCCGTCAGCAAAATTGTCCAGGGCGTCGGTCCGTTCTCACCGGCTGCGCCGGGCGCGCCAGTGGGACCTTCAAGCCCGTTGATGCCGTCGCGGAACAATCTTAAAAAGTAGCAGCTTAAACCTTCTCCATCCGCACGAGGATTCCCCGGTAACCCGATATCCAAATTACACGGGAGCATCCAGCGGACCTCACCGTTGATTTCCGTCTTGGTCACAGACCCAAAAAAAGCGTCTACAAAGTTTTGAAGTGCGCTTGGCAAAGTTTCACAGTCCGCAGAGTTCGGGGGACAAGAACGACACGGATTTTGTAACTGCGACCCGCAGTTCGAAGGAAACGTAGTGTTGCAATCCGCGCCGCCACACCCGCCGCAATCACAATCGTTGCAATTATTACATGACATATCGTGCCCCTTTGCTCCGATTTTCCGAGGTCAGCATCGGTTGAGTATTAGACCAATGAAAACATTCCCGCTGCTGTGCCGGGTCATTTAAATCAAAACTTGCGCAAGGTCTGACATGGTCTACTTCCCACAACACACCATAATTATTCCATACCATTCCAGAGTGAAACTGGCCCTGCAAATAGATTCGATATTCCTTCCAAGGCATCGCCAGAAGTTCCAGAGTTGACGCGGTTTTTGTTCTCCCGGACAAAACATTCGCGATTCGCGACCGAACTTGCGAAACCAATGGATGCCGGTCCCTGTAGAGTTGCATGGATGCAGCCCGGCTAATCAAATTTCGTTTTCTCCAAGCACGATGCCCTTTCGTAACTTTTTCAGGGTTGTTCGCCCTCCATTTTCTGGAGTATTCGTTTCCCTTTTTGCGTCGAACCACTG